CCAGCCGGAACGGTTTCCCGTTCCGGCGCTTATTTTATGATGTTCCGCAGGAATCGCAGGATGATTTTCAGCTGATCCTCTGTATTTCCCTCAAATTTTTGTGCATTTTTTCGTGCAACATTCCGGGTTTACATTTCGCCCGCCGCGGCATATACTATAGACACAGCGAAAGCTGCGAATCAAGCCTTTGGAATTGACCCCCCACGATCAGGGGAGCGCCAGATCCAAGGGCTTTTGATCGTTAATGGAGGGGTATTATGTCCAGAACAGCGATTCTCGTTGATGGCGGATTCTTCCGCAAGCGCTCCAAATTCCTTTGGGGCGAGCATTCGCCGGAAGTTACTGCTGACGCTCTGGCTACATACTGCAAGCGGCATCTTCGTGAGCACAATATCCGCCACGACCTGTATCGCATCTTTTACTATGACTGCCCTCCGGTAAACAAACAGGTTTACCATCCGCTTTACAAGCATACCATAAATCTCGGTGCGACCCCGGAATATGCCTGGATGTGCGAATTTCTCGCTTGTCTGAAGACAAAGAGGAAATTCGCGCTTCGCCTCGGCAAGCTGGATGACAGCAACACCGTGTACTCGCTCTGCTATGATACCGTCAAAAAACTTTGCTCCGGTACTATTTCGCCCGCCGAATTTACGCCGCAGGACTTTGAGCTTTCCATCCGGCAAAAAGGCGTGGATATGAAAATCGGCATCGACATGGCGTCCCTTTCCTTTAAGCATCAGGTCGACCAGATCGTCCTGATCGCCGGTGACAGTGATTTTGTCCCTGCCTCCAAACTCGCCCGGCGTGAAGGCGTCGATGTCGTTCTCGACCCGCTCGAACAGTCTGTAAAAGACGATCTGTTTGAGCACATCGACGGTCTGCGCTCCTGCGGCAACCCTTTCCCTGCCGAATAATTCCCTGCCGGAACGGTTTCCCGTTCCGGCGCTTATTTTATGATGTTCCGCAGGAATCGCAGGATGATTTTCAGTTGATCCAGTGTGGCCCGCTCTAAAATGTTTTCAATCTGTTCCATCGTCTTTTCCATTCCCGTCTCCATTTCTCCACAAAAATCCTGTTCCTTTTTTGTCAAACATTGCATCTTGCCCCTGCCTCTTGTAAGTTGTAAAATATAGGTAGGCGTCGCCCGCGCCGCTGGCCGAACAACGGCGCGGGCTTTTGCTTGCGCAGGCGACCGGGAGCCGTCTGTAACTTTAGGGTAGCCTGTCCACGGTAGACTTGTAAAGATATGACAGTTGCTTTTTGCAGTCAGACGTCTTGCTTTTTTGGGGGAATGATATGTTTTGAAGGAAAAATTATCTGATTTATGCCGTGAGCAGAAGCAGACGATCACTCCGCACAAAACGAACCAGGACGTCGCCGAAAATACCGACCTTTCCGTCGGCACCGTCTCCCAGTTTTTTCGCGGCGACATCAAAAATCCATCTGTTTACACGGTCGGCCCGATCTGCCGGGAGATGGGCGTTTCTATGGATGAGTATTTTGGCATTCCGCATGACGAGCCTGCCGATCCTGCCGAGCCTCCCGATGCCGAAAAACTCCGTGCCGAGAACGCGGCCCTTCGCGCGCAGCTTGCCCAGCAGCAGAAATCCCTGCGCATGCACCGGCTTGTGACGCTCATCCTCTTGGGTATTCTTTTGCTGTGTGCCCTTGCGCTTTTGGTCGACGTGCTCATCCCATCGATCGGCTGGATCCGCACATAAATAAAACCGCCCCGGCCTGATAAGCCGGAGCGGTTGCTGTATAACTTTTTTGCCCAACGGGGAGAATTTGCCTATGAAATTTACATCTGCATGGAGAATCGTGGACCCGCTCTCGCAGTATATCATTTACCTGCGCAAGTCCCGGAAAGACATGGACGCCGAAGCCCTCGGCCAGACCGACACGCTCAAGCGGCACAGAGCCGCGCTTCTGTCTCTTGCCGAGAGCCGCGGTCTTAATGTCGTTGAGATCTGTGAGGAGGTCGTGACCGGTGATTCCATCGCTGTCCGGCCGGAGGTGCAAAAGGTGCTACAGCTTGTGGAGACCGGCGCGTACGCAGGCGTCCTGGTCATGGAGGTCGAGCGTCTTGCCCGCGGCGACACAATCGACCAGGGCATCATTGCGCAGACCTTTAAGTACTCCAACACCATGATCATCACGCCGAATAAGTCCTACGATCCAAACAATGAGATGGACGAGGAGTACTTTGAGTTCGGACTTTTTATGTCCCGCCGCGAGTACAACACCATCAAGCGTCGCCTGACACGCGGCAAAGAGGCGTCCATCCGCGAGGGGAAATGGATCTCCGGCAAGACGCCCTTCGGCTGGCTGCGGGAGAAGATCCCGAACGATAAAGGCTACATGCTCGTCCCACATCCGGAGCAGGCCCCGATCCTGCGGCAGATCTACGACTGGTACACCGGCGATGGCTGCGTCCGTGTCGGCTCGTCTGCGATCGCCACGCGCCTGAATCGTCTCGGTGTCAAAACAAATACCGGTAGCCGCTGGACTGCCAGCGCCATCCTTGAGGTCCTGCGCAATCCGGCGAACGCTGGCTGGATCAAGAGCAAGGGGCGCCCGGAGATCAAGCATATCATCGACGGCTCCGTCGTCGTCAGCCGCCCCCGCGCCAGAATTGAGGATCTGACGCTGCACAAGGGCCTGCACAACGGGCTTATCTCGCAGGAGCAGTTCGACCGGGCCGTTGCCCTGAGTTATTCCACAGCCAGCCCGCGCGGAAAGGGCGCATGGAAAACCGCGACCAGCCTTGCTGGCCTCGTGCGCTGTGACCAGTGCGGCCGCATCATGGTCCGCCGGGCGACATCCGGTGGCCGAAAAGACACATTTCTGTGCCCCTCGTATGGCTGCTCCACTGTCAGCGCGTGGTATGACGAAGTTGAGACGGCTGTCCTTGACGCCCTCCGCGGCTGGCTTCACGAGCTGGAGGTCGGCGAAGCCGTTTCCGCGGACGACAGCTCTCTTCTCAGCGCCCTGTCCTCCGCCATTTCCGCCGATCAAAAGCAGCTTGCCAAACTGGAGGCGCAGGAAGCCCGCGCCTACGAATTTGTCGAGACCGGCGTCTACACGCCTGAGGTTTTCCTCCAGCGCTCGCAGTCGCTGGCAGCCGACAAGTTGGCTATCCTTTCGCGCATTGATGAGAACCAGCGTGCCATTGACGATATTGACCGTGCAAAGCAGGCGCGTGCCCGTCTCGCCCCTGCCGTCCGCCACGTGCTCGAAACCTACCCTCTCGCCGGATCTGTGCAGGAGCAGAACGATCTGCTGAAAACCGTCCTGCAAAAGATCGTCTACCACAAACAGTCCAAATCCTACAGCAAAGCCGGCAGCGACATGCGCGTCACCCTGTACCCCCTCACAGATTGATTCCCCGCCTTCCAAACAAAAATCAAAAAACCCGTGTAATTGAGATCCTCAATTACACGGGTTTCATTCATGCGTACCGGCTAATTGCCTATTTTGCGATATTCTCATAATACTCCATGAGCTTTCGCTCCGGCCCCGGTCCGTCTTTATCGAGCAGAAACGCCTTTGCCAGAGCAGCGTAGAACTCCGGGCG